GTCGCTACATCTATTGGTGCGATTGCTGGAGCTTTCCAAAAAGGCCCTGTTTCTTCTGTTGTAAACATATCAAGTGAAGAGGAGCTAGTAGAGATATTTGGAAAACCCGTAACTACAGGTAATCAATTCGAAACATTTTTTAGTGCCGCAAACTTTTTAAAATATACAGATTCACTAAAGGTCGTTAGAGCAGAAAGTGCAATAGTAAATGCTGGAGCAGACTCTGGTATACTAATCAGAGATGATGACCATTACTTAGATAGTTTTGCAAATGGAGAGGGTTCTCATGGAGAATGGGCTGCAAGAACAGCTGGAACATGGGCAAATGGAATCAAAGTAGAAATATGTGCTACAAGTACAGCATACGAACAAGATTTAAGTACAAATAACTTAGTAAACACATCAACATCTGCTGTCGGTGATACATCTATTATAGTAGATGACGCTGACGCTAGTGGTTTTGCATTTAATGTAGGTGATTTAATATCATTCTACTCAGATACATCAAATACAGTGGCAGTAGATGACTTTAACGAATATCAAGTTACTGCAATCAATACATCAACAAATGCATTAACAATTCGTTTAAAAGATGACCCTGCAGGTGCTGGTTTACAAACTGCAATACCTGATGATTCAAAAATTAAAAGACGCTGGAAATATGCTGATTTATTTACAGGCCCACCAGGCACATCACAATATAACACAGATAATGGTAAAGGGGCTGGAGATGAATTGCATGTTGTTGTCGCTGATGGTACAGGAGACATAACAGGATTTCTTCGATACAGATACAGCTGGAAATAGAACAAAAGCAGTTATTGAAACATTTGGTTTTATGTCTAAAAACTCATCTGCTAAATCACCACAAGGTGATAGTATTTACTACCCAGATGTAATCTTTAGACAGTCAAAATTTATCTATTGGACAGACCACACAAGTGCTGGTAGTAATTGGGGAACAGATACTACATCAACTTATACTGCTGTCATACCAGTAACGATTGATGAACTTACAGGTGGAACAGATGATTTCTCTACAACTGCTGGAGAGATTGAACTTGCATATGATAAGTTTAAAAATGCTGATACAGAAGATATCAACTTAGTAATAGGTGGTTCATCTAGTATTGTTGCAGACACAGCTGCAGCTCAAGATACGCATGTAACTATGTTGAAAAATTTAGTAGAGGGTAGAAAGGATTGTGTTGCATTTGCTTCACCATATCGTTCTGCTGTCGTTGGTGTTACAACATCTGCTAAACAAGCAAAAAATGTTGAAGTTGCTGCTGACTTAATACCAAGTTCATCTTACTTAGTGTTAGATAGTGGATACATGTACATGTATGACAAATACAATGATGTATATAGATTTGTACCACTAAGTGGTTCAGTTGCAGGACTTTGTGCAAACACAGATACAGTTGCTGATGCGTGGTTCTCACCTGCTGGATTTAACAGAGGAAATGTTAGAGGAGCAATCAAATTAGCATTTAACCCAGACCAGGCAGACAGAGATGTCTTGTATCAATCAAGAGTTAATCCTGTTGTAAACTTCCCTGGCCAAGGTGTAGTATTATTTGGTGATAAAACTGCTTTAACTAAACCAAGTGCATTTGACAGAATCAATGTAAGAAGATTATTCTTAACATTAGAGAAAGCAATATCTACAGCTGCTAAATTCCAACTCTTTGAATTCAATGATGAATTTACAAGAGCACAATTTAGAAACTTGATTGAGCCTTTCCTAAGAGATGTTCAAGGTCGTAGAGGTATTACAGACTTCTCAGTAGTTTGTGATACAACAAATAACACAGGTGAAGTGATTGATAGAAATGAATTTGTTGCAGACATATTTATTAAACCTGCTCGTTCAATTAACTTCATTACACTAAACTTTATTGCCACACGAACAGGTATATCGTTTAGTGAGGTAGGAGGGTAATCATGGCACAGATAGATGACTTTAAAGCAGAACTAGCTGGTGGAGGTTATAGAGCCAATCAGTTTAGAATAACAATTACACCACCTGCTGGAATTGCAATAGGATTAGATGTAAGAAAAACTTCTATTTTATGTAAGGGTGCAACATTACCCCCTATAACTATAGGTGATATTACATTAACATATAGAGGTAGGTCAATTAAAGTTGCAGGAGATAGAGATACTACTGGTACTTGGGATACTGAATTTTACATGGATACAGACTTTTCAATTCAAAATGCATTACAAAGGTGGAATAATGGTATCAACGATTTTGACACAAATTTAGGTGTTAATTCACTTGCTGATTATGCAACAGACTTAACTGCAGAACTATTAGACAGAGATGACACAGTATTAAAGACATACATCTTTAAAAATTCATTTCCGACTTCAATAACACCAGGTCCTGCATTAGATTCTTCAGCTGCAAGTGATATTGCAACATTTACTTGTACATGGCAGTATCAAAACTACTCAGTTAGTGGCGTAAACTTCTAATAGTCTTGATTTAAACCTTTATAAATAAAAGACAATAAAGGAGATTTTATTATGGCAGAACTATTTGGTTTTAGATTTGAAAAAATCAAAGACACCAAAAGTCAAGAAAAATTCACAGTACCCCCAGCTGATGACGGAACAGCCGAAATAGCAGGGGGTGGTTTCTTTGGTCAAGTATTAGATGTTGATGGCAGAGACAAATCTGAGCTTGACTTAATTCGTAGATATCGTGAAATATCACAACAACCAGAATGTGATTCAGCAATTGAAGACATTGTAAATGAAGGTATTGTATCTAATGAAAAAGACCAAGCTGTTTCTATCACTCTTGACAGATTGGATTATCCTAAAAGTATAAAAAATAAAATAAGGGAAGAATTTGACCATGTGTTAAGTCTTTTAGATTTTGATGTCAAAGGACATGATATTTTTAGAAGATGGTATATTGATGGTAGAATTTTTTATCACAAAGTTATAGACAAAGAAAACCCTAAAAAGGGTGTCGTTGAAGTAAGATACATTGACCCTAGAAAAATTAGAAAAGTTAGACAAATTAATAAAAAAACAAAACCAGGTTCATCTATGGATTTAGTAAGAAATGTAGAGGATTATTTTATCTACAATGAAAAAGGATTACAACAAGGTCAGATGAACGAAGGTATTAAAATATCAGATGATTCTATTACATATGTACCATCTGGTATAATTGATATGAATAGAGGTCATGTTCTAGGATATTTACACAAAGCAATTAAACCAGTCAATCAACTAAGAATGATTGAGGATGCTGTAGTTATTTACAGATTATCTAGAGCACCAGAAAGAAGAATATTTTATATTGATGTAGGTAATCTACCTAAAATAAAAGCAGAACAATATCTAAAAGATGTTATGAATCGTTATCGTAACAAATTAGTTTATGATGCTTCAACAGGTGAGATTCGTGATGATAGAAATCATATGTCAATGTTAGAAGACTTCTGGTTACCTCGTAGAGATGGTGGTCGTGGAACAGAGATTACTACATTACAAGGTGGACAAAACTTAGGTGAAATAGAGGACATAGAATATTTTAGAAATAAACTTTATCGTTCATTAAATGTACCTGTTTCAAGAATGGAGGCTGAAAACAATTTTAGTTTAGGTCGTTCAACAGAGATTACAAGAGATGAATTAAAATTTACTAAGTTTGTACAAAGACTAAGAAAAAAATTCACCCCACTTTTTACAGATATATTAAAAGCACAACTTATACTGAAAGGTATTATTACTGTAGAAGATTGGAATAGTATGAAAGAACATATTCAGTATGACTTTTTACAAGATGGTCATTTTGCTGAATTGAAGAAAGCAGAATTACTACAAGACAGAATAAATGCATTAGGTTCTATTGAATCATATATCGGAACATTCTATAGTAAAGAATATGTACAAAAAAATGTTTTAAATATGACAGATGCTGAAATAGATGAAATGCAAAAACAAATTAATAAAGAAGCTGGAACTGATGTTGAGGATGGTGGTATTGATATGCCAGATGGCGGTGATGGTATTACTAGATATCCACAGGATGCGACAGGTTCATTTATATCCCATGATGACTTAGAAGGTAAGTCTGATGGTGTAAATAATAAAGGAGATAATGATGGCGGAAACTAAAGATATAATAGATGCTTTATCCACAGGTGATAATCTTGGAGCTGAGACAGCATTCAAAGATACAATCAAAAGTAAAGTTGGTGATGCACTAGAAACAAAAAGAAGAGAAGTTGCAAATTCATTTGTAAAATCTTCCGATGCAAAAGGAGAAGATGAGGGAGATGGCGAAGTTTAAAGATTGGTACATACCATTCTATGAAAAGGATGAGCACAAAAAATCTAAGGAATATAAGAAACTCAGCCCTAAGATGAGGACTGCAGTGGATGATATTTTTAGAATTATGGATGCCAAACCTTCAGATTTCCTAAATACTTTTGAAAAAACTATAAAACAGGCTAGTAAAAAACACAGGGTAAGAGAAAAAGACCTGATGCAATACTTCGAGCGAGAAGTATTGTCAATTTAAAGGGTAAAA